AAACACGGATCAGCCCACGGAAGATGTAGCGCAGGCCCAGCCAGCCGAGGTTGAAACGACCACGGCGGAGCCATCCACCACGCCTGTCCAGTTCACAACAGAACAACAGACGCAGATAAACAGGATGATGGCCCAGACCAAACGCGAGACACGCCAACAGTTCGCAGATTACAGCGACCTGAAAACACGTGCCGCACGTGCGGACGAACTGGAACAGGAAAAGTTGACCGACACGGAAAAGATGGAAGCAAGGGCAGTCGAGGCGGAACGTAAAGTCGCCGACGCCCAACAGCAGATCGCATCCGCGATGATTGCCTCCGAGGTCAAGATACGCGCCAGCGCAATGGGCATCGTGGATCCTGATGCGGCGTTCCTACTGCTGGACCGGACAAATGTTCGGTACGACGCCGATGGTGGTGTCAGTGGAGTGGACGACGCATTGACCAATCTCATCGAGGCCAAACCATATCTGAGGTCGAACAACAGGACGCCGAATATCAATCCAGAATCGGGACAACCTGTTGCACCCGTGAGACTGACGACGCAACAACGTGAGGCGGCAGGCTACATGGGTTTGACCGACGAGGAATACGCGCAAGGACTTTAATTTCTGATCTGCGGATAGAACGCATAAGGAGAAAATATCATGGCCGCAAATGGTTTTGAATGGCGATACAACGTGTCTGGTGGACGCCCGTTGATCCTCACTTTCTTAATGAAAGATAGTGAGACTTTCACACGTGGCGACATGATGAACATCGAATCCGGTGAGGTCGATCTGCTTGCTACTGGCGACGTTGCCGCCGCTGGTGTGTTCGTCGGTCCAGAGAATCCCAACGACGCAGTGGACGGGAAACCGGGCACTGTCAGTGGGACGGACTCGACCACCATCGTCAAGGTGATTGTCAATCCCGACGCTGTGTATGCCGACCCCAACGACACCAGCGCACGACTGGCTGGCGCGTTGCTCGATGTATCAGGATCGACAGGCGCACAGACTATCGCCGCCGCATCCAACAACGAGTTCGTGGTGGTGGAAAGGAAACGCCAGTCCTCAGACGAGACTCGCGTCCAGTTCACCGCACCGACCCACTATCTTTCCAAGGTCCAATAGGGAGGGCTAGATGCCTCTATCAAGTGGCAATTTTGCCGACCTGCTAAAGCCAGGTCTGAAAAGGATTTACGACATCGCCATGTCGCGCCCCCGGCCCATCATGGAAATGCTGTTCGGCGTCGAGTCCTCGACTCGTTTCGAGGAACAGTACCAGGGCATGGGCGCACAGGGTTTGGTTCCACCGTTCGATGGCACCGTGCCTTACAGCGATTACGATGCCGGATACCGGGTGGACATCCGCAATTATGAGTTCGCACTTGGCACGCAAGTGGAAAGGCGTTTGGTGGACGACGACCAGTACGGTCAGATCCGCCGACGCGCCCAAAGCATGGCGGACTCGTTCAACATCACCATCGAGACTGATGCCGCGAATGTGTTCATAAACGGATTCACAGACAGTGGCACCAATCGCATGGGTGCAACCACCAATGGCGCGGATGGCGTTGCGCTTCTCAGCACGGCGCATCCATATAGTCCTGCCAATACTGGCACGACGCAGGCGAACGAGGCGACGCTGGCTTTGACCATCGACAACCTCGACACGACCAGACAGGCGATGCGGAATTTCACGGACGACCAGGGACAACTGTTGGGCGTGAATCCCGACATGCTCTTGGTGCCACCGGAACTGGAACGCACCGCCACGCAGATCGTCAGTGAACGGGCCATATACGAACCCGGATCCGCACAGTACGACGTGAACATGTTCAGCGGGCGTTTCCGGCCCGTGGTGTGGGACCGCCTCACGGATTCCAATGCGTGGTTCCTCATCGACTCCACGTTGATGAAACAGCACCTGATCTGGCAATGGCGCATCCGCCCAGAGTTTGCACAGGCTGAAGATTTCGACGGACTGACTGCCAAGTTCCGCGGATATATGCGGTACGGAATCGGTTGGACCGATTGGAAGTGGATCTACGGGCAGAACCCTAGTTAATCCACAATAGGCAGGACTGGCGGATCGCCCATGTACGCAAACGCACCGGCGATCCGCTGTTCCTTAAATTAAGGAGGAATGGCGATGCCTACCAATTTCCCATCTGGCGTGAAATCCCGTGGCGTCCCGGTTGAGGGACTTGGCGGGATCGGAAGTCCACTGCTGACCACTGGCGATGTCTACCACGTAGACAGTGGCGCAGATGCCGCGGACAACGACAATGCGGCCACCAATCCCAAACAACCTGCCGCCACCATTGATGGCGCGGTTGGCAAATGTACGGCGAACAATGGCGATGTCATATTGGTTGCACCCGGTCATGCTGAGACTCTTTCAGCCGCCGCGGGAATCACATTCGACGTTGCTGGCGTGACGGTCATTGGGATGGGCGTCGGGAACTCCCGGCCCACCATCACCCTGGACACCGCCACCACCACTGACATCAACGTGACTGCCGCAGATGTCCAACTCCACAACCTGATTTTCTCGATGAATTATGCGGACATCGTTGAGGTGTTCGACCTCAGCGCGGCTGGGTTCGTGGTGAACAAATGCAGGTTCGTCGATACAGCGACCAACATGAATTTCGTTGATCTGATTAAAGGCACGACAACCGACAATCAGGCGGACCGATTGGAGTTCACCAACAACGTGGTTATCAGTCCCGATACAGGGAACAATGGAATCATTGACATCGGTGGTGACATTGCTGGCTTGGTATTCACCAATAACAGCATCCGCCTGGGTGTTGCGAACTCAGAGGCCATCATATCTGTGGCAACTGGGAAGGATGTTACTGACTGCGAGATTAGTTATAACCACATCTATAGGTTGAATACCGCAGGCGACCTGCTGATTGACAGCGACACATCTGACAATAGCGGCATCATCGCCCACAACAGGATAGGTCACGCGGATACTGCTGGCGAGGTTCTTGTGGATGCGGATGGTGTCCGTCAGTTCGACAATATCGGAACTGCAACCGATACGGCTTCTGGATACGTTCTGCCTGCCATCGACAGTTAGGAGGCTAGATGTACGGTTATCAATCGGTTTCAATCAGTAGCGGTGCCACTGATGGTGGTGCTGGTGCGTCCACCAACAACAACACGTCAGGCCATGTGGTCGTCGGTCAGATTTGTTCGATTGGGGTGACCTATAACGGGTCGCCCCCGTCCAGTACCGATGTGGTGGTCGCTACGGCTGGGAACAATGGCCCAGCCTTGACCATCCTGACGCTGACCAATGCGAACAGTGACGGCTGGTTCCATCCTCGCCATAAGATTGACGACGAGTCTGCGGCTGACGTTACTTATGACGGCACCAACGAGGTCTACGAGAAAGTCTGCGTGGCGGACAATATCAAGATCACTGTCAGCCAGGCCAACGACGACGACTCCGTTGATGTGGTCGTTGTTTATTACGCGGGTGCCTGATGGCGATTGAACGCCACATTATCAAGGTGTCCACCACGGGATCGGACGCTTCGGCCACTGGTTCCTTGGTGACGGCCCTGCCGTATTGCGAATTGCTGGCGGTGTATTGCAACTTCCATGCTGATGCACCTGCGTCCACTGACACCACGTTATCGTCGCCAGGCGATCCTGTGTCCGTCACGTTGCTGACAGTCACCAACTCTGCGACGGACGCGTGGTTCTACCCAACGCACCAACTCGACGACAGTAGCGCGTCCGCCATCACTGGCGCATACATACCTGCCATCGTCCACGGAAATCTTCTGACGGAACTGGCGGGATCGGACGCACTGACGGACGCATTGACCATGACCATATTCGTGAGGGTCTAATGGCTTTCAGTTATACGGCGGGAAGTTCCGCGGATCGAGATCGTGTCAGGTTGGAGATCGGTGACACCGATTCGGACCGGGCATTATTCCAAGACGCGGAACTGGATGATTTTCTGAGCCAGGAAGGGAACAGCATCCTGGGAACAGCGGCACGGGCCTGCGAGACTCTCGCGGTCCGGTTCGCCAGGGATTTCACGTTCTCTGCGGATGGTGCGTCGTTCCAGAAAGGTAGCGTCACCCAGATGTTCATGGCCCAGGCCAAACGTCTACGGAGGCAGGACAGGGCGACCACCGTGGTCATGCCCAGGCGTGTGGATGGATATAGCGTCTACACGGACAGCGACGAGGTGACTGGACTCAATATATTGGACTCAGGCACAGGCCAATTCGGACGGTATTCGGATGGTTAATAAACTGATCCAAACGAATGACTTGGTGTATCTACGGGATGAAACGCGGAAGTCCATGCCGGACTTAGTGGACATCCAACGAAAGACCAACGAGTCAGACAAACAAGGTGGTTTCACGGAATCGTGGGCCAACGCTTATGAACAGGTCGCCGCACGTATCGCCGCCAAAGGCGGATCCGAATCCATGACAGCGGGCCGTCAAGATCTCCAACTGGATTTCACGTTGGCGGTGGGCTATGACCAATCCGTCCTCCAAACAGATCGCATCATCCATTCCAGTGGGACATACGAGGTGCAGTCGGTGGACGATGGCAAGTCTTGGGCTATATCGAAAATATGCCAGATGCGCCGACTCTAGGATTAAAGCAGGCACGATGTCGAAACGATAAATGTAACAGCCTATTGGCCCGTGTCCGCCTACTGACGGACAGCATCGTTGAGATCAAATGTCGGCGGTGCGGACAGGTCAACACATTCGGTCCAGATCAGGTCGATGGCTTGGTGTCTGATGGTCAGGGTGGATTCGGTCCACCAACGACAATCGAATAAACGTCCCAGAGGCACTGTGATGCCCATAGAGCGTCAAGGAACGCTGGCACCGTGTATTCCCATCACGAATGTGGTGTGGAGTCCTCAATCGCTGGCGTATGACGATTGAGGATATTTTTATGCCTGACTTTAATATGAACATGCAGGTGTCGGTCCAACTGCCACGGAATTGGGATGAAGTGGAAAACAAGATCAAGATGGCGGTGGAGATCGCGGCCCGTCACGTAGAGACAGATGGGAAACGACGCATCGCTGAATGGCCCGCAGTTGATACAGGTGCAACGATGAACAGCATCAACGCACGACCTGATGGCATCGGAGGTTTGTCGTGGAAGATCGGGCCGAGTACTGAATATGCACCATTCATCGAATACGGAACTGTCTATATGAGGGCGCGACCATTTATGACGCCAGCCCTGGAATCGGAGGGACCGCGATTCGTGGAGGCCATGCGGCAGATCATAAACGAACTAGACCAAGCACCACCGGGCGCGGTCCGGTTGGCGTAGGTGATTAGATGGCGAATCTACGGGTAAATCTGGACACTGCAATGTTCGACACGTTGAACGTCGAGGCCGTCACGAATGAGGCCACGGGTGGTGTCTATAACGGGATCGCGCCGATGGGTACTGCGCCACCATATGTGGTATTCCAGGCCATGTCCAAGGTGGATGATTATTGGTCGTTCACAGGACGTGGAGGCAATGCGATATATATGGTGAAAGCCATCGACAGGAGTCCGTGGCCCAAGTCCGCGGGCGACATCGACACGCAGGTGGATACGGTCCTACAAGATGCGTCGTTGAGTATCACGGGCCACGCATTGTTGTGGTGTAGACGTGAGGAGGATATTTACCTTGCCGAAGATCAGGACGGGATCATCTACCAACACGTCGGCGGACTCTACCGGATCCGGGCCGACCAAAGTTAGATGCGTCCACCACTGGGAGATCGCCATTGCCAATGGCCCAATCAGCGAAGGTGTTTGCAAATCGTGTGGAACATCGAGGGATTTTCAGAACTCGATCTTTGCAGATATGCACCACATAACTCTGGAGAAAGAGAGTAGTGACCCCAGAAAAAGTTGGAACCGATGGCTCAACGGATGATGTTTGGTATCTGGCCTTGAGGAAACTACACATCCACCAGGGGCCGGGCGTCACGCCATCGACGGTCCGATTCATTCCGGGCCAACGGTTCGCATTGGACGGTGACGAACCCATCGACGTGGAATCACTATTGCGAGTACAGGCCATCAAGGTTTACGAGGAATCAGACGCAACATGGGCGCAGGAACAATTAGCCAACGCGCCAAAACCAAAGCCGAGGAGGAATCGTGGCTAGAATCACAGCGAAAAGCGCAGGACTGTTGGTGGACGAATTTGATTTCAGTGGTGTATCCAATTCGATGGATCTGACATTCGCGGAGACACCTGCGGATGTTACTGCATTTGCAGACAGTGAATTGACATTCATCCAGGGCAAACCGACATTCACCTTTAACGTCAACGGACTGTGGTCAACAGCATCGCCAAATTACGACGGCGAAATGTTTACGGATCTGACCACCACGGCCCGACGCGTGGGCATCTATCCTGGCGGACTGGACGAAGGAAACGTCGGCTATGAAGGCCCGACGCTAATCAGCGCATCGCCCAGAGTGTCCACGGTGGGTGATGCCATCGCCTGCAACGTCACCTGGCAAGGCGCATCCGCACCATTCCGATCCCGAATCATCGAGGATGCCACCATAACCTGCAACGGATCCACGGTGGTCGCCAATGGGACTGGCTACAACCTGGGCACGATTGCGGCGACCAACACGATTTTCGGTATCTGGCGGATGGTCGAAATGGGAGGGTCGGGAAGCAACACCATCGCCCTGGAGATCCAGAGTGAGAATAATGACACCTGGGGATCCCCCACG